TGTTTTCATATGTAAAAATTTAATCTTATCACCTTCTTGAATGTAAGGATATTTTCCTTGTAATTTTTTATCTTGCAAAAGATGATTATATAGTATTGCACCCTTACAATGTATTGGAGCACCTTTCTTAAATAGATTATGTGATTCAGTCCATTTAGTTAATCCATTTACAGAACGAGGATAAGCAATTAATTCTGGTTTTAAATTCATAAACTCTGTTCTAAAATCTTGTATAAAACTATTTAATACTTTATCATCTTCGTTCATAATAATAGTTAGTGCTTCTTTAATCTTTTCACGACATGCAGCTGGGGTAGATGACTTAACTGCCTCAACACCCATGATTTTTAGTTTAGGTTCTTTATAACGAACACCCTCAACATCATGTGCATTTAAAATATATCTTTTCTTCGCAACCCAAATACCTTTGTCTGCAATCACTTCTCTTTTCATTTGCATTTTTTGTTCGTATGCATTTACATAGTCAGCGAGTTCTTGATAACTTTTATCAATAAAAGGTTCAATTTTCTCTTTAGCAACTGTGTCCAAAAACTCCACGATTTTTTTGTTGTCTGTGTCTGATACGAACACTTTACTAACCAACTTATCAAATGTGATATAGACCGAATCCGTATCACTCGCAATGATGTAGTCCTCTCCTCTGGTATTAAGTATTTTATTAAGATACTTGTTAAGACTGTGTTCAATAAAGCGAATAGCAAGTTGCCCACTTGTAGTAATCGCTTCGGCAACCAAAAGATTGTAATACCTAAACCATACATTGCCGATAGCACCATATGCACTATTGAGAGAAATCTTTTTAGCCATCTGAATATTATTGAACTTAGATATATCCCTAAGTAATTTTGGGTCTTTTGTTTTTTCATAATCTTTTTGTGCCTCAAGCATTAATTGTTTGAACTTAACTCTATCGTCATACATCTTTTGCATGAGTTCTGGTAAGAAACCTTTTTGTGTTATTTTAAACAAAGCACCATTCGGTGTCATTGTTGCATCTTTTAATATTGATGTATCTACCTCTTTATTTAACATCTTTTCAACTGACATGTTTTTAACTGCTTTATCTGCAACTAATGTTTCTGGTGAAATATTATATTGCATAATCAAATGTGGATATAGTGAATTTAAATCAAATGACATTACCCACTTATGCAATCCTACGATTGGGTCTTTTACATATGCACCTTCAAACTTATCACTTTTTTCTCTTTGAATCTTTTGTGGTATAACAATATTCTTTTTTCTTAGTTCATTGTAAATGAGTATATCCCAATATTTTACAGAACCTAACACATCCATATAATTAACTTTTGCATCATAAGCCATAGTCAAACATAACTCAATCAATCTCATTTTATCTTCTAGTCTATCAACAATCTCCACATCTTGTATATTATAGTCAATGAACGATTGGAAGTCCTTTAAGTACCATTCTCGGAATGTTTCGTATGGGTTGTCATCTTTGGACTCTCCTAACTCTATATGTGCTATATGGTCAAGTCTGTAACTCTCACGACTACTATATGTAAACTTCCTATACAAATCATAATAATCTAAATGTGATACACCGAGTATATCATAAACCTGTTGTTTTCTACCCATCTTATAAACTTGTCTATCTGATACATTACCCCAAGGCGAAAGTCTATTGATTTCTTTTGCATCATATAAATTCTTAATACGATTACAAATATATGGTATATCAAAAAATTCTGTATTCCAGCCTGTAACAACATCTGGTTGATTCTTTTCCCAGAAAGTTAAAAACTCTTGGATTAACATTTTTTCTGAATCACATTTTACATAAGTTACATCATCTCTTGTATTATTATAATCACCTATACCCCAAACTAATATTTGTTTGTTTTGATGATTCTTAATTGTAATTGATAGTAATGGTTCTATTGCTTCTTCTGGATTTGGAAATCCATTTTCACACGCAACTTCTATATCAATTGTTACTACAAGAATTTTATCTATATCCCACTTTACATAAGTAGGATATTCATCTGCAATATAATTATACTGAAATAAAGTATTACCATAGATTAAATGTGGTTGGTCTTCATAAGACTTTAACCATTCTTTTGCTTCTTTAATTGTTTCGTGTTTTACAGGTGTAACAAATTGCCCATCAAGGGTTTTGTGTTTGGTTTCTTTAATTACCTTACAGAATAGGGTAGGGGAATATTTAACCTTTCGATTAAGTCTTTCACCATTCACATATTCTCTAACAAGTAGAGTATTGCCCCAAGGCGTTACATTAGTGTAAAATTGCATTATATAATTATACTCGCTTTAAACAAGTTTTGTCAATGTTTTTATGTTAATAAATCTGGTTGATTACCATAATGTTTATTTAAGGTTTCTAACTTATCTTCGGCATCGGCAAGTTTCACCACCTCTAAATCAACTGCTTGAACTAGGTCTGGATGTTCTCCAATACCAGCAGGATTTGTTTGATAAACATTTATGTTCGCTTTAGCAGCCGCAATCTCTGCTTCATATTTTTTTCTTAGTGCATCAATTATCATTTTATTTCCTCTGGTTTATCTGTTAATATATATTTTCTTGAAGGGTCTATTGCTATGTTTACATCTTTCATAAACTTCCTATTAATCAATAATGGTGTTTTTCCACCCCTATCATCTAAAGTAAAAAGCAAATCTTTATATAATTTATTTTGAAAAGTTAAATCTAACTCAATAACAGGTCTTGTTTCTTCTCTATTTCTAAACCCACCTAATTTAATATCTTTCATTTTTACTAATTTTGATTTTATTTTTTTGTCATTCAAAGACCATGTAATAGAATTATTTTTAATATCATATGAATCTGTATGGATTACAGATGTTTCAGAACTATTGCCTGTGTCCATTTTTCCAATCAGTTTACCAAATACACTATGTTCAAAAGTTTCCCATACTCCACATATGGTAGGATTTTTCCACCAATTAGATTTATCTAGATAAGATTTCAAAAGTAAATTTACTACATTTACTTTAGTCGCTTCTTCTATACCTTTTGTGCCAGGCGAACTATTAATTTCTAATATAAAAGGTAAATCTTTTTCTCTATTTTGTGATGGTATAAAATCAACACCCACCCATGAACCACTAACAAGTTTTGCAGCTCTAATACAAGCATCTTTTTCTACATCATTTAGTTTGTACTCAGTAACTTTTGCACCTTGCGAATAATTAGACCTAAAATCATTTTTTACTATATCTCTTTTCATTGATGCGATAATTTTATTATTTAATACCATTACTCTAACATCAAATTTAGTTTCTACAAAAGATTGTAGTAGTAACGAAATATTTTCATCAAGTTTATAAAGTAACTGTACCATACCCTCTAAACTTTTTTCAGATTCTACAAATAAAACACCAACACCTTTTGTACCTGAATTTGTTTTAAGTATTACAGGAAAGTCTGTGTCTAATTTTTCAAGAGCAGTTTTTGCACCTTTTACATCTGGTATTAATACAGTAGTAGGTGAAACTAATCCAGCATCTGCCAATCGTAAAGAAGTACGATATTTGTCAGCACACACTTCCATACATTCTCTAGTGTTGACACATGTTATACCAGCACGCTCAATTTGTGATAACAAATCTTTCCAAACTTCTTTAGTGTTAACACCACCTCTAACTATGAATATGGTGTCCTGTGAAGATATTTCAAATCCTTTTTCATCATCTGAATTATGAATAACACGCTTTTCATTTTCAAAAGTTAGATACGCACCATCAATAAAACACACATATGAATCTAGTCCTAATTTTTTAGCTTCTTCTTCTATTCTTACAGATGTTTTAAATACTTTAGCACCTTCACTAGGTTTTGGTTTTCTAGTTAAAATAACAACTTTATATTTTTCATTACTTTCCTCAGTAATGAATGATTTGAAGTTTTCCATAATTTATTCTGGTTGCCATTTACCCATTGCTTCTTGTTTACCTTTATAATCTGCAAGTGCAGCTTTGATTGCATCTTCTGCTAGTACTGAACAATGAATTTTTACA